TTGTGCAGTTGTACTTCTTTTTACCTACTTGCTCACGGCTACGCATATCTTCTATTACTAAGCTAAGTATTTTACTATCCATTTATTTGTCGGTTTTGCTATGTATCTTAAAACAAGTTTTACACTTGTATAATATTTTCTTTACCCCTGTTGCAGTTGTGCGCCTCATTTGTATAACTATCTCATCGCTTCCACATTCAGGGCAAGAGCCTCGGTCTTGTCCGAAAATAACTCCGTAATGTGTTTTAGGTTCGATGTGGTTTTTAAGTGCGTTAAATACTTGCTCTAATAAAACAACATCTTTCTGGCAGTACTTAATCATTTTAGCCATCGCAATCTTATCCTTATGCAATACGATGTCCTTCCATAAACTATATTCGGTCTTTATCTTAGTGCCAATGCCTAAGTAATCAGCTATATAATTAAGCTTGTTGCTATTAAATCTAAACTTTTGACGTGCTACCTTTAACGTGTCGATTGTAACGTATTTAGGAAACATCTCGATGCCGTGAAACAAGCAGCGTGTTCTTATCCACGCTAAGTCAAACTTGTCGCCATTATGCCCTATAAGTTCCGAAGCAGTATTGGCTACCTCTACAAAACTTTGTAGCATCTTTTTGTCGTTCTGTTTGCTATCCCATTGTAAAAAGTAAACTTCCTTCTCATCTTCCCACTTATAGCATATACAAATAATAGCACGTTCTTTAATTATGCTATCCGCAGTTACGTTAAGCTTATATCCTGCACTCCAGAAAAAGCCGACGTTGGGCGAGGTTTCGATGTCAAAGAATAGGCGTTTGCGTTTTGATTTTAGCATTATTTATTTTTTGCTGAATTTATCTATTGTGGTGTAACCCATAGCAAAAAGCGTAAGATACAACACGGCATCTACTAACTTATCGCTTGGGTTAATTTTTAAGATTATGTTTAAGAACAAGGATATAAAAAGACATAAGCTGCCAAGCATTGCAACCACTCTTTTGTGGCTAATACTGTTGCTTTCGTCTGATAATAAATTAACTAATATAGTTCTAAAGTTGCTCATATAGTTTAGCTTCAGCCTCTCTCCGCCTCACTAACCCTTTAAGCACCACATTGTTGGCTCTTGTCCACTTCATAAATTCTGCCCTAATGCTTGGGTCTTTAGGGTTTGCGTTTACCTTCCTTAGTAAAGTGCTTCTCCTAAAATTCCCCATACCTACATTAAAAGCAAACGAAACAATCGCAGAAAAATTGTTTGCAGTTACATTTGATTTTACAAGCACATCTACGCCTTTTGCAAAGTCATCGACTATTGCGTTAAAGTAATCTTCTGCCTGTTGCTGCGTAATCACATCGCCATCTTTTACTTTTGTTCCGTCAGGGTAAAAAGTCAAACCCCACGAAATAGTCCATAAACCAGCAGGGCATTTGTACGCCTTTAACTTGCAGCCTTCGAACTGCTTTATTAAATCTCTACCTGCTTTGTTTACTTCCATAATCTATTCCAATATGCTAAAATTAACACAATCGCTATTATTAGACCGATTAGAGCCTTCCAAAAGTTATTTGCGGTAGTTACCTTGTTTTTATCTACAATCGAAATTTGACGCGTTTCTGTGCGATTAAAAGCTATCGTGTCTTTTTTAACTAAGCTATTGTCGGTCTCCTTCTCTTTTGTCTGGTATACCCACTTAGTTACGATTTTGGGAACTACTATAATGCTATCTTTTGTTACACGGATTGTGTCATAGATAGTAACCTCTTTTGTAAATACCTGCTCTTTTTCTATAATCTTAGTTACGCTATCATAAAAAGTAAGATGCACGGAGTCAATCTTAGTTGTCCCCGTGCTATCATATCTCTTTTCGAACTTCTTGACCGAAGCGCAAGATGTAAGTAATAAGGCTAAAAGTATTATTCTCATTTAAGTTTCTTAGTCATTTTCCAATAGTATCGAATAGCCATAAGACCTGAAACGATAGCCACCAAACTTGCAATCAATGTGAATAGCGGTTGAATATTTGTAATGCTAATAGTAGCACTAACTAAAGAAACGATTGTTGATTGGTCTGCTTGGTGGTTATTTGCCATTATAGTTCTTCTTCTTCTTGTTTGTTAAATTCTACGCCAGTAACCCAATCTTGTAAGAATGTAAAATTCTCCAAGCCATTAGGGTTAGCCACGTTAATTATTTGAAAATCAAATTCTTTATCATTTAGCGCATCAATATCTTTGGTAAGTTTCTTGATACCTTCTTTTGAGAATTTGTACTCCCCTTTCTCCGTAAGTAATAAGCAATCCTTTTCGTCAGTTTGTGCTGCATCTAATCTAAGGCTTTCCACTTCCGTATTATAGGCTTCGTGATAAGGCTTTACTTTGTTGTAAATCTGGACTAACTTTTTTTGTGTCTTTGTTTCTGTACCGCCAATAACTGCGTTTAAGTTACCGACAAGTTGTAATAGTTGCTTGTACTTCATTTTTGTTGTTTTAAGCGTAAATTAATGTTGTATTGTTTTTTGCATTACCATTCAATTTAGTATGCAAAGTATTAGAATTTATGTTATATGCTTTAGCTGCTTCTCTTGCTGAATTATAAAAAATACCTGTTTGTGTATCTAATACAATTTTAGAAAACTTTTCCTTTGCCGTTCTTGATGCTTCAATTTTATTTGATTGTGATATAAAGTTTAATCCAGTTTTATGTGCGTGTTTATTATTTTCAGCATAGGTAGACCATTCTAAATTACGCACTCTATTATCAGTTTTTATACCATTTAAATGATTAACACAAGGTTTATTTTCAGTATTATGTATAAAGGTCATAGCAACAATTCTATGTAATAACATTGTTTTTTTATTATTATTTGCATCACGCAAAGTTGTTGCATAATAACCAACTGTCATTAACGTATTTTTACACCATTTATTTCTTTTAATACTAAAAACTCTTCCATCTTCAGTAACTGCATAATCTGGATAACCTGGTATTACCTTCATATTGTTTTTGTTTGTAAAGATAATTGTGGATTGCTAAACGGCAAAGGTAAATTTACGATTGGCGGGTTTTTAAGGTTCTCAATTTGTGTAGCTAAGTTTTCATTCATAGCTTCTACGTTAAGACCTGCTTCTAACCAAGTACATACTTGCTCGTAAGTTAAATCTTCGTAAGCAGTAAAGTCGGTTTCCGAAGGTGTAGCACAAGCCATTGCTCCATAAACTTCTGCGGTGTATTCTCCGTCTTTGCCTTCATATCTCCAATGTACTGTTTTAACTACATCGGTTAAACCATCTTCGCTTGGTGCGGTGTCCATTTGGCTAATAAGCCATTTTGTTTCTAATGCCATTTTTAAGGTGTTGATGAATATAAATTAATATAATAAACTGTTCCGTCTACGTTTACAGGTAAGTAACCGCCTGAACTAAAAGCCTCTCCTGATTGTCTTTGTCCTATCTTGATTGCTGCTCTACCCCAACCCGTGTCTGGTTCTCCTGTCTTTATTGAGCCTGTTGCTATTTCAACATTCCCCCCACTTGTTATGCGCATTCTTTGGGCTAATGTACCACTTGTTCCTGTTCCAAATAAAATTGATTTGCTATATTCTGCACCAATACAAAGGTCACCTGCGGTAGAGTTAATTATATGGAATCCATTTGTAGATGCTCTTCCTATCGCAGGACTATCGCCATATCCAACCGCAGCAGTGCCAAAGAATACTGAACTATTTGATTCTTGTACAACAATATTTCCACCTACAGCAAGAAGACCTCCTGAAGTGGGAGATGTAGTACCTATCCCAACTGCGCCTGATGCGGTAATGCGCATACGTTCGGTATCATTAGAACCAAATAGTAATGCTCCGCTTGTTCTTGCATAAAGCAAGTAGTTATCTCCGCTTGGATATTGATAATAATTTCCGTGATAAAGAATACCGCTAGCATATTGTAAATAGTTACCACCTGTTGTAAAACTAAATGAACCATTTACGTCTAATTTATATGAAGGATTTGTAAGGCCTATTCCTACGTTACCGCCATTAGGAGCAATAGCAATATTCTTCCAAGAACTTGTACTATAATCATAAGATTCTAATCTACCACCATAGCTTTCATAAGACATAAATATACCTGCACCGCTATACCCTTGTAAAGTTCCTTGTGCTACAAAATTATTTCCTGCTCTTACACTACTTGAGAATGTAGCTGCTCCTGATTCTGCTAAAGTTAAAATACCTGTATTTGCCCCATTATGAAAAGTATATGTTATAGCATTTACAGATGTAACTGTAGTTTGAAATCCATTACTAACTCCATCAATAAGGTTTAAATAGTTTGTACCACCAACACCACTTGCAAAAGAATTTCTTAATGTTCCTGAAATATGTAATCTTGCTAAAGGCGATGTAGTACCAATTCCCAATCTACCACTCGCATCTAACGTCATTGCTTGGGTAAAGGATATAGCGTTACCTGCCGTTCCTGATGGAGCATTGTACCAAATATGCTCACCATTAGTATTTTGATACAAACTTGCAGAACCATTGTATTT